GTGTTTTCACCAAAGGTATTGAGCTTGCCTGGTTGGAAGCTGATATATCCAATTACATCTTTGTGGATGCGATTCTTCAATGCCCATTGTTTCCAATCTTCCAAACTAACTTCTAGTGTGGCATGCGAGAATCGGTTACGCAGTGGGCTGGGCATTTTATAAGCCACACCTTGGTCTTTGACTCTGTTGCCAGCAGCAACAATGGCACATTCGTCTGGTAATTGATATGTACCAATCCTGCGGTTTAGGATCATTTGATAAGTTGCAGCTTGAACACTGGGCGGCGCTGCGCTCAGTTCGTCATAAAAGATCAGTGCGCGGCTGGCCTGATCAGTGGGTAGATCACTGGGAGTACTCCACCGAAATTCTTTTTCAGTGATGGGAACACCGGTTTCATCTCGCAGCAGCTTGCCATCTTTGTCATATGTTTTGACATCAAATAGGTGCGGAATGCCTCGCACGTCTGTGGGTTCCATCAGAGGCAATCGAATATCAATCAGAGGACGTCCTTGACGTTGAGCCACCTGGGCCACAATGTCTGACTTACCAATACCTGGACCACCCCAAATCATAAGTGGGTGTTTAAGGTCAATGCATAGATCCAGCATGTCATCCAAAGTGGATGGATCAACCGGATCAAAATTTGTACTTGATGCTTTAGCCATTTGAATTGCAGTCCTTTTATTAAATAGTGCGTTGATTGCAATACTAGTTTGTAACAGAAATTGAGGTTTGTCTAGTGCAAGAATTAAAAATTATTCTTCTAAGGAATCGCTTTTGAATTCCACAAATTCTTTTAAATTTCCATCAAATAATTTTAATTCCATGGCCACGTCATCATTGAACACAATAATTGATTTGCTCTTTGCACACCAAGGGCTATTAATGCATGCGTCTATATGCAATAATATCTTTGCACTGAATGTCAAAGTTTTTTGATCCTTGACCAATGGTATGAGAATCTCTTGATAGTTATAATATTTCATCAACATGTTACATGCCAACACAGTGAGTCTCCACTTGGTGTTTTGAAAGAATAACTTTTCTAAATAGTCTCGCTCATTCTTTTGGAATTTTTCTGGAATGATACCACCTTGAAATATATCAATTAATACATCCAAACTTTTGGATCTGGTATCATATTTTTCCGAATCCCAATTTAACAAATTATTCGTCTTTTTCACGAATAACAGTTCCTGCTGTCAATTTAACAACCTGAAACTTATCGGTCTTAAACATTTTGTTTAATTTTTCAGCTTGGTTAAATGCGTGTCCTTGATTTGAAAAACTGGATTTTTTATACCTTAATCCAATATCACTTAATAAACTATTTTTAATGGTTCTTAAATTGATTGGTTGGTCTTGATAAAAAACTGCATAGATGCCGTCAGCAGCCAAAACCTGCTCGCTTTTGTAAGTCTTGGGATCTGTATAGTTAAGAATTACTTTGGGTTTCGGACGCGACATTAATTCACCAATCTTTAAATACTCCAAGTATTTATTAAAGATTGGTGTTATAATTTTGTTAGAAAGTTCCGCCCGATACATCTACTTGAACTGTCTGTTCATCCAATCGCTGTATCAATTGATCTTGTAATTTAATTACTTGCTGACTTAATGTTAATTCTCGACTTAGCAGTAGATTTAAAGCCATAAAAAGGTTTTCTGCTTCTTGTATAGTTAGGCGTATCTCTTTGCTATTATGATTTTTAGCCGTTTGAAATTTAAGGTTAAAATCTTCTAATCCTTGATAATCTTTAATCATCATATCTCACTTGGTTTGTTATTTTCACACTTGATAGCATGGTTCATTTCTAATTTATTTTTAAAAGGTCCCAAATGTTGATTCTGTTGCAATGTTACAACCTTGGGACAAAGGCTTCCAACCCATCCAGTATTAAACAACAATGCATAATATCCTGCGGCAAAACGGATGCCACTTGATTCTTTTTTTCTATAAGAAGGCTGAGCCCCAGATATGATATCAAAACATGCATCATGTTTGATTGGATACCCTTCTATGTCACCTACTTCGTCTGTTAGCAGAGAATCATTAATCATCTCTTCAAAGACGATTTCACCATTGAGGTTTTGTTCCAAATCCTCAATGCTATCAAATGTGTTCTTGGACAACCCTTTAAATCCCAGTAACTGGTAGGTGTCATCTTGCTTTTTATAAGCCATGCCCAATCTATTACCGCCATGACTTACTATCCAACTGGTTTCAGTTAACGGTTTAAAATCATATCTATTATTATATTTTGCCATTATTTGATTACTCGAAAATTCTTTCTAGCCAACTTACTGGTCGCCTCATCAGTATAAGTATGCAAAAATTGAATTACATCTGCTATTTTTTCCAAATGTTCTTTTTGTTGTTCTGAAAAATTATCCAAGTTTAAGTTTGAAATCTCTTGCCACAGCACATGAGTATGATGTTTAACTCCCACCTGATATTCATCTATCTCATGTGTGATACATCCCATGCTATCAATTGTGATATGTAGATCCATGCCGTCTCTGATCCATACAGTGTGCCAATTTGGTATTGTTTCTTGTTTCCAATTATAAGCTTGTGGTGTAATGCATAATAAGCTGGGGTAATGATTACTGATCTCTACCATATAATTATAGATTTCCAAAGAATCAAAACTTGCAACATCAATTGTGGGTATTATAGTTTTAAGATACCATCCTATTCCAGGATGATTAGATTTTTGGTAATGTGTGATTTCCGGATGTATGCTTTCAGATAACAGCTGGTATAAATTTGAAAAATCTTGAACCACAAGTATATTTATTATTCAATTGATTCTAAGCTCTCTAAGAGTTTGCCTTGATAAGGTGTGCTGAAGCAAGCACTATATTCGCCCACGTTCTTTTCAATTTTAACCAATCCATGCAACGAACAGAATTGCATCAGTGCAAGACCAACTTGGCTTTTGAGAGGCACATTAATGCTGTCTCTGATGGCCAAATCAAACTTTTCGATTAGATCAGCTGGCTGTTGCGTAAGGTCAATCAATTGTCGATTTCTCGCATAGTCGTCTTTGACTCTGTGATCCACCCCTTCATGATCCACCCATTTACTCAACATCAAATTATTCCACGCAAATCCTTGTTTGGTTCTATCAGCAAATGCTTCCAACAGTTGTGTAGTTCTAACCCTAGGGTATGCACTCATGACATTGTCACTGGCATCTCCACGAAGACACTTTTCAAACAACAACCATTCAGGATCTGGAACAGGCAAAGGCTGTCCGTTCTTACCAATTGCTGGTTTGCCGTCCTTGTCAACCACTCCAGTATGTGTGTATAACAATGCAGCAATGCCATCATATATCATGACGTTGGGCGCAATCAATTGTTTGAAATCACTATCACTGGATATGATCACATGTTGGTCTTGGTCATGTATTTGTATCCAGCGAGCAATCAGATCATCTGCTTCTGCTTCACCATGTCGAAGCACTGTGCAGTTGGTTTTGTTCTTTAAGAATTCAATAAATTGATCCATGACTTGAAAGAACAATGCATCTTCTTCTATTTCTCTGGCAGTACGTTGTGACGCAGTGACTTTTCTATTGGCTTTGTATGGCTTGTATATGTTTTTCCGCCAACTGCGTCCTTCGGTACAAAATACTAGGTGCTTCTTTTCGTCGTCATATTGATTCCAAACTTTTTTGATACTTTGAAATATGATGTGCAGCGCCATGCCAAGGTGACTATCTAAATCTGGAGCACGAACACCATATCGAACTCGCATAAAAAGATTTTGTTGGTCTATAAGAATGTATCGCATAATTATTCGTAGCCTTTAAATTGACTGTTGGTTTTGGGAGAGTCAGCAATGAATGTATCTCTGGGTATTTCGAGGTCTTCAGCAACACTCAGACACACATCGTTCAACCATTTACTGACAACCTCTTCTTCGGTGCCTGTGTAACCACATTCATAAAGATGTTTAACAAAGTGATCATTATAGTCAAGTTCGAAAAATGTTTTGCTGCTGTCTTCTGGATCCCAATTGATCTTAGGCATGCATACCCAAGGTTCTCCTCGGATATCTGCCGCCAATTTTTCTCGTTCACTCTCCATCATCTTGCCGTGTTTGACGTTGAAATCTAATTTCTTCAACATCCATTCGGGGTCATCTGACTCTGGTCCCAATTGAGCCACATCATATTCATACTCAGATATTTTTCCCGCTTTTAAATCAATATCTAGTTTTGCTCGAACAAACTCTTCTGGTTCTGGGTGCAGTATTGTTGCATCTACTATTTGCTTTTGATACGCATCAATTAATCCATGTTTGAGCCTTATATTATTTTCTGATAATTCAAGTTGAACCTTGTTGTCTTGATGTTCTATTGCAGCCAACTTAAGATCAAGATCAATTCCATCTAGCTCGTATTCTGCGCAAGCAATTTCTCGGGTCTTGCCCTTAAGTCCCCAGCTACCTGGCATCCAATTAAATGGGATTAATGGTTTTCTTTTGGTCATGCGTTCATACTCCCCATTGGTTGCCTTTAACATTTACGTGATATCTAGGACTCATTCTATAACCATGTTTGAGGCACATATCGTAAACTATTTCTTGATATTGCACGTATTCTTCAAAGCAACCACCAACTGGCATTAGGAATACCTGGTCCACGTTGAGTTCTTTAACTGCACGTTCTACTTCAGGTATATGTTCTTCTCCTGCAACCACAAATTTAAGATACAATATATG